CATTTTACACCCCCCTATCTATGTGTGTGTGATTCACGCGCTGACTTTCTGTTGTGACATCTGTGACACATCGACTGCAAATTGTCCCAAGACAGCGCGTCACCGCCGTCACGAATCGACAACTTGTGATCGACAACTTGTGCGATTGACTCACACTCAACACACAACGGATGTTCTTTGATGAACATATTTCTGAGACGACGCCATTGACTTGTTTGATAGAACTTGTTGCGTTCTCTTCGCTCTCTCGATGCGACGTTCTCACCAGTCAACCAAGGTCGTTGTCTTCTCTTAGGATTCTGTGGCATCTCTTCTCTTCTTTATCTTGTTGTATGCTTTCTGTACTGCGTCAGCACTTAGTCCGAGTTTCGCACCCGCTTCTTTGTAGTTGTTCGTGTGTTGTACTGCAAGTGTGATCAATCGTTCTCTGTTGCGTTGTAGATTCAAATCATTCATCGTCGTTGTTGTTTAAGTAGTTGTACACTTCATCAGAGTCATCATCAAGATCATTCACATATAACGGAGTGAACTCACCGACATATGCACACCATGTGTTGTACTCAAGAAACTCAAGTGCTTCTTCACAACTCATCTCTTGAGTGAGAACGAGATGTTCAAGCATCAATGTCTTGCTGTACACGATACGTCCGTCGTCAGTTGTGCCGATGATTGACTCGTTGAACCCGTCAGCAAATAGTGTTTTGTTTTCAATGATCATTTCTTTCTCTTTATCTCGTTGTACTTATCGATCAATGGTTTCTTGTAGTATTTTGCGTAATCAATGCGCCAATTCTCTTTGTATTCGTCAGTGAATCCAAAGTGAATGTAGAAGTGATCACGCATTGTTCTCTCTGTGATCTGATACTCTTCATCAAGGCGAGGCATTCTCTTTCTCTTCAATCTGTATTCTTTCTGATACTTCTTGTCACAAGAGAGACACTGCGCACGACGTCCGTCACGACCATTGATGATGCGACCAAACTCTTCAACTGATTTGATCTCTTCGCAGTTTTTACATTTTCTTTGACTCGCCATTCTTTATTCGTTCAATCTTCTCGCGTTCAATTCTTTTCTCGATCTCTGTCTTTCTGTACTTCTGAATGTGTGTGATCGCACCTTGAGAGTTCTTCACGAATCGCACTGCGTGACCTATCACTTTTGTGTTGTTCACTTCTTTGATCAGATCAATCATGTCAAAGTTTGTGATCTTGTGTTTCTGCATCACTTGCATGTTCACGATCACTTGTGCGATCTTGTTTCTCAACTTCAAATCAATCATTTGATCAAACTCATTCTTGTTAATTCAACAAACGCATTCATTCTGTGCGCATAACCGCCGTACATGTTTTGATTTGTGCGCGTGACTTCTTTCTTGAAAGCAGAGATGAACTCACCATCTCGATTCGTCATTTTGATCGAAACGATGTTGTCACTCTCTACAAGATACAAAAGTATCACAAATGGCGCTTGAAACGCGCGTGACGCATCTCGACCAGCTTGAAGTTTGTTGTAACTGATCAAAAGTGATCCCATGTCTTTGAGTTGTGCAAGAGACATGAATCTCACTTTCACTTCACAGATTCTGTGAATCTTGTTGTTCTTCATCAGAATGCCGTCAAGTTGTGCGAAGTTCTCTGTTGTTGCGAATGTCAGATCATACTGCTCTGATAAATACTCGAACATTCTGTGTTCAACGAGTTTGACTTGATCTCTGCTTCTTTTCATTGTCGTTCTGTTTTAAAGTTCAATATCTGTGTTGAGTTGATCATCAAAGTGCGCAATGTATTTCGGTCGTTTTCCCACATACATGATCAATCGTTCGTCTTCTAACTGAGACAACACTTTCTCTGCATCTTTCTTCTTGCAGTCTTCTGTGTCTCTGATGAAGATCAATGCGTCGCCTTTAGACTTGCCGATGATCTTGTGAGTGATTCTCTTCTTGTCTTCATCTGTGAACACTCTCGTTCTGTTGTAGAACTCGTCAGTCTCAATCTCTGAGAACTCTACTTCATCGAGTGCGTTGATTGTCATCTCCAACGCTGGTGGTTCTTCGTTTCTCGTGTACTCTGGCGTGATCTCAGTGATGTCTCTGTTGCGTTCTGACTTCTTTGCTGAGAACGTCGTTTCTGCTTTTTGTACTAAGTATGCACCGAGATGACCTTTCGCGTTTCTGTCGTTCTTATTCTCGTGCAGTACAATCGTGATGTGACACTTGTATTGTGCTGACCACTTCAGTAGAGATGACGCGATCGCTGTTGCTTCTTCTTCATCGTTGACACCTTTCGATGCGAGATCAGCAATGCCGTCGATGATCAGAAGTCCAATGTTGTCGATTGTTTGAATGAGAAACTCAACGAACTTGAGACGCTCTTTGTTTGAGTCCAACGCTCTGAATTTGAAGTATCGAAGTCGATCAGTGTTGACGTTTGTCGCCATCTGTGCTTGACGCAAGATTCTCTTCTTGACTCTGTGTGCGTGATAGTCGCCTTGCTCTGTGTCGACATAAACGACGATCTTGTCGTCGATACGACCTCTGAATGTTGTTGCGAGTTTCTGATTCGAAAGTCCAGCACTTGCGAGAGCAGAGATAAAATACGACTTGCGCGATTTCGCTTTTCCTTGTATGAGCGAGAAGTTTCCAATCGTGCCGAAGATGTACTCTTTGTTATTGATGTTGATGTCAATGCATCGTTCTGGTTTATCGATCGACTGCGTTGAGTCGACCTCCATGTTGAGAAGACGTTGACGCATCTCGTCAATCTCTTCTTCAGTCGATTCTTCAATGTCGAAAAATGCGTCATCTTGTTGATCGTGTAGTTCATACTTTTTGCCGTAGCCTTGTTCTCTGATTGCGAGTGATGCTTCTCTGAAGTCGCCGTGATGGTGAATCACTGCATAACATTGAAACGAGTCGTAGGGTTGTTCTGCTGTGAACGCAGTTGATGTCGTGAACGGCCAAAACAATCCGCTATCTTTGAAGATCACGCCAGATGTCTTTGCGTCTGTATCGCCCGGTCGTAACATGTACACATACTTCGATGACTCACCGACGACTTTCCATGCGTTCTGAATCAATATGTCGAGTGCAGTGTGTGACTCTCTGAATTCCCCCCACGGAGTGTGTTGATCAGTCTCTTGATCACCTTGAACTCTGACTTCATCAACAACGATCGGAGTGACTTCATCCATCAATCGTGCAACTCTGAACAGAACATCACGTTCTTGTTCTGTGATACGTTTGACGTTCGTGATCTTGCCTTGTATTTTATAACCTTGTGAAGGGAATGCGACGATCTGACCACCGCGACCGCGAGTTTCAAACGTGACTTCACCTCTTTTGTTTCTTGCGAGTTTCTGATTGCCTTCAATCTCGTTGCATTTGAAGATCCAGTGATATCCACCAGAACGAGTGTGTTGAATGATCATCTTCTCTTTGAGATCTGGTGCTTCTTCACTCAACTGATCACAGAATCTTTCGTACTCGTTTGAAGTGAAATGTTTCGCATCGATGTCGAGACATTGAACGCCGTCGAAACCCATGACAAGACCGATTGATTTTGTGTTGTTGAACAGACGTTCTGCTTCTTTCAACCCCATCGGTTCTTCTGCATATTGTTGCCAGTTCTTGATGCTTGGTCTTTTCTCTCCGTCAATGATTGGTATTGGTGAGAAACCAGTCGCAATGTATTTCTTCGCGATTTCTTTTGTTGTCATTGTTGTTGTTGTTATCTGATCAAAGACCAGTTGTCGCAGTTTCTCTCGTGTTTTCTCGGTGACAACGTCACAGCATTCTTGTCGCGCAGTTCTTCAAACTCAAAGATGAACCAACGTCTGTTGTGTACATCATAGCAAATGATGAAATCAACACCTTCATACTTGTTGAAGTTTTTTGCGATTCTTGCGTGACCGTGACGTAAGTAGTTTCCACTCTTCACTTGTATCGTGACAAATCGCGATTCGCGAAACGCGATCAGATCAATCGCAGAACTATTAATGAACGGGAATGCGACATGCCAGTCACGTTTGATGAGTTCTGCCGCGCAACGTAATTCAGTAAGCGCGCCGTACTTGTGAGAGTCGTGAATCATATCTTCGAGATCTTCTCAAGATAGTCGTCGTATGATTTCGCGATGAAGTACACACCGCCAGAGTCTGTGATCTCTTTCTCAATTTCTTTTTGATGCGCTGATTGTCTGTCACGCCCGATCTTGACTTCGATGCCGATGAAACGTCCGTTGATGATACCGATGATGTCTGGGACGCCTCGACGTTGTACACCTTTTCTGTACGTCTGACGTTTTACATCGTACACTGCGCCGTTGTTAATGCGATACGCACATCCTTCTCGCACCCAATACATGTCGAAGATGATTGTCTTTGTCAACTCATTTGCAGTGACATCTTTGAACTTCTTCTTCACTAATGCAAAAGGTGGAAGATCTGGATGTTTCTCTGCATTCAACTCGTTCGCAAGTTTCGACAATTCTTTCAAGTTCTTCGGGATCCAATCACTCATCTCGTTTCAGTTTGTTTTGTTCATCAGTCATCTCAACAGATCGTTCGATCATTCTTGCGATGTGTAGTTTGTCTTGCGCCTCGAAATAACGTTTCGCCAACGTCCAACATCGTGCATCAAAGTTCTCTGATCTCTTTTTCATACTTGTTCAACTTTGCAAAGAATTTCATGTATTCTGCGAATGTCTCTTCAAGTTGTTCTTTGATCTCTTCGCGAGTCACACGAACAACATGCAGATCTTTCTCTCTGTTTCTCGGATCATAAGATACAAAATCCAAGTATTGCAAAGTCTCGATCACGATAAAGTAGTGAAAGATTTGGTGTTTGTACTCGTTCGGGATCTTGTTCTGTCTAATATACTCAACATGTTTCTTCGATGATGGACACTTGATCTCAACTGCGCCAACTGCGTCGATGTTGTCGAAGATCAATGCGTCTGGCGACACTGCCAACCAGTAGTAGTTGTCATGAACACAGAAACCAACTTCTTCTGCATTCACATTGTTTCGTTCGTTGTACGTCTTCAATGCTTCTGGTTCGAACAAGATGCCGTGTTCCATAGCTTTAGAAGTGAACGACTCTTCTTGTTGTTGAGTCATTCGTTCTGCGATGAGTTCGTCGATGAACGAGAGATTGTTTGATCTGAAGATGTTCTTTGCTCGTGAACCAGTAATGACGCCGAGTCGTGCTTCGAACCATTCTTGTGATCGTTGTTGTAAGTTTAGAATTTTCATTGTGTTGTTTTTAGAATAACGAAATCTGATTTTGTGCAACGTGTTTGAATGCATCTGCGTTGAACAACAAGATGTCGATGTTGTCGTTGTGTTCTTGACCGATGTACTTGTATGATTTCGTCACACTCTCTTTGAAGTATTTGATTCCACCAAAGAAGTCGATCTCACCTCTTTCTTTTTGTTCTTTGAGTTTTCTATTGGTTTCTTTTAATCTTTCAACATCGTTCACTTCGTTAATCAACTGCCAATGCTCTGTATTTCTGATCATACCTTTGAACAAAGATGGGTTTGATGTTTTGATGTACAAAGTCTTTTTGTCTTTTTTGTAAATCGAACCAAAGAAATTGAGAATCTTAATACCAACACCAAGACCTTGAAAATCTGGCAACACGACCAATCTGCTTACTCGATACGCGTTTTGAATTGTACCAGACGGCATTGGTAGAATACCGATGAACGCGATTGGTTTGTCGTTCCATAAAATCAAAAAACACTTCGCAGCTTTGTTCAACTCTTCTGTCAAATAGTGATGTTGTTTGAATATGTTCCAAGCTTCATATCGACATCGAAATATCTGAAGTTCGATCTTTGGTCTTTGCCGAAGAGATGACGCTCTCTCGAGTCGCCCTTTTAGTGGTGAGTACGTCCAGTCTGGTAACAACCAATCCATGATATCAAAGTGACACGACGCGAGAATGATCTTCTTGTTGTTTCTTCTGATGTACTTCTGCAATGCGTTTGACATTGCTTTCGCGACATCGCGATCAACAACTGAAGTGAACTCATCAATCAAGATCACGTCGTTCTCAGATGCACTGCCAACTTTGTACGCAAGTTCTGCGCGATACTGCTCACCATTTGACAACAATGAGAAAGGTCGCAACCAAGTTGGCACACTTGCAAGACCCATGGCACTGAGAAGAAACGTCGCTTGTTGTGGAGTCATCCAATCAAAGTTCGAGATCAATGGTTTTTGTTCATCGAATTTTGATTCAGTAAGATCACCGAACTCTCGCAACAATGTCGTCTTTCCAGTACCACTGCCGCCGTAGATGACACCGATGTTCCAATCAAACGTTTTGCATTCAGAGAAGTTGATCGGTATTTTCACAGATGTCTCTTCAGTGTTTTGAATGTCGAACGCTTGATACACATACTCTGTGTACTCGTCATTCAAAATCTTGTTTGTGCGTTCAATGTATTTCATGTTCAATCTTGTTCATGTCCGTATTGAGTGAGATCTCGATGCATGACATCGATGATCGTTGTGTCAAACTTTTCGCGCGTCATCATCAACGCTTCTTCTGCTGGAACGAACGACTCAACAAGCGCGATGAAGTAGTTCCATTTGCGTGTGTCTTTGAGTACCATATCAATATAAATCTGGGAATTGTCGTCTGTGATACTTTGTGAAGAGATACTCTCCGTCTTCTTTGAGTTCTCGTCTGAGTTTCGTGATCTCGTTTGACACGTTCATCCAATAGTGATACACTCTTCGATCTTCTGTGCGTTGATAGTGCCAGTCAAATGACTTGAGTAGTTGATCAAGTCGTTGTTTTTTCTCTGTTGTTGTCATTGTTGTTTGTTTTAAAATTTCAACCATCTTCTTCTTCTCTCGTACTTTCTGATCAGCAGTGCGTTGTTGATCAGAACTCTTGTCGTTGCATCAGTCCATTGTGTTGCAGATGCTGAGATCATGATGTTGAGTGAATCCCAGCGTAGTTCATTGATGTACTTGTAGATGTACATCTTGTGTCTTCTCTTACGAAAATAGTTCTTGATTGTGTTCATTGATGTTGTACATTTTACGATCGACGATGAAGTTCACGCTGTACTCGTCAGCGTCGATCGTGAGTTGAATCCATGCAGTGACGTTTGAATCACTGAGAACGTTCACGATCTTTTGTGCTTCATGAAGTCTCATTCACTTTCTCTCTGAGTTGTTTGAACGCGATCTTGAACTTGTT